ATGAAAAGCGGTACATGTGTTATTATTATCGACGGCTCAGAAGCGGGTCAGGCCGAATATAAATACAACGACACTGGTCGTGGACAACTTTGGATGGAGCCCGAAGTGTTAATGGATGCCTTCAGCTCCAACAATGTCGGGCTTCGACTTGGCGCGGAGGTCCGTTCGATAATCATCGAGAGCGCAACACCGGGAGAGGCTGCACAATTTTCTTTCTCAGAGTGGCGGAAGCAAAGATAGTTTAAACATGTAGGTCATCAAAAATGTCGATTGACAGCTATCACCGTGAAAAATTCAATAGTGCGATCTACTGCTTGGCATCGCCTGAAAGCCTGAACAGAAGGCTTTTCACAGCGTTTTTGTCCATGATTACAGTTGACCCCGAGCAATTCACAGATCCTGAATTAGGAAGGCGATACAGGGAACTGCTTACTCGCGTTAACTCAGCGCCCGAAGAATTTGAAGGGCAAGGCACACTTCAAGCGACACTTAATACCATGAGCGATGAAGAAATGTATGATGTAGCCAAAGAAATCATCTCCATTCACAATGAGCTTATGTACGCTATCAAGCCAAACTGAACTCACTCAGAGTGTGCAATGGAGATGCCAGATTGATGCTGACATCTCCACAGTCATTTGTCCTCCATTGATTTTTCTGATTTGTCTTCAGTACGAGCAATGAGAAATAATTATGGAACCCGCTTCTGCCCCGCTTCGATGCGCTGCAAAATCTCTTTCACGACACGCATGTCACCGCCGAGTTGAACGAGAGTTCCTTGAAATTCTTTGATCGCTTGACTGGCGTTGAGTGTCGCTTGTTCGTTTGTGGCGATCCGATATGACAGATTGTCGTTAGACGCTGCCAACTTGCGGACATCGCTTTCTACGCTTTTAAGGCGTTCGTCATATCTGGCGTCATTCGCTTTCACATCGGCAAGACGGTTTTTGTGCAGCTCGTCGTGCGAAGTCCATCTTGCTGTCTGATCGCGCTCGACGCGGCTTATTTCGGCAGCATTTGCGCGAATATCGGTCTGTATTTTTTCCGCATATCCACCGCCTTTCCATATCATCGCTAGAGCGCCGAAAATGATGAGCGTTGTGTTTATGAGAGAGCCGAACTCCCGCCAAACGCCTGCTACCTGGCGCACCCCGTTAACCTGTTTAAGTTCGGTCACTTCTTCCCCCAGATGTCTTTCACTGTATGACCGCCCATGTAGAGCGCTAGAAATGTGATCGTTAGGCTGACAAGCACGCTAAGATCAGGGATCGAGAAGGCAACGCCGGTCATTCCGCTGACGATGGGAGCAGCCAGCAAGGCATAAAACCAAGCCAGCATGAGAAACCACATCCATGCCGGGCGCCATGCCCATGTCCAAAGAGCTTCTGACTTGTCCATCTCAGCTTTGAAAAGCTCGTTGGTTAGGCGCTGCTGCTCGACATAAAGACGAAGAATTTCTGGATTATCTTCTGCGGCCATCACAGCCGCGTCGATCCGATCAGCTGGCAGTGTCGGAATGACGACAGGATCAACGCCAAGGCTTTCAGCTATGGTGTCCACGACTGTACCAGCGAGGCCGCCAATCGTCGGCCCGAGCTGAGCCGATACGATATCTTTCACAATGCCCGATCCAGTACGGACGGCAGAGGATAGGATTGTATCAAGGATTGCGTTACTCATGCTGCTGCCTCTGCGGTGAAAGCGTCAGCGCGTGTTTTGTTCACATGCGAGCGCCAGACAAGATAAACGACCAGAGCAACAGCACCGAGAACGACGCCAGCTGTGATCCAATGTGCCAGCTGATCAGAAACTGCATATGAGCCAGTACCGCTTGCGCCGGTTGCTGCTGCGCCAGTCGCCTGCTGTTTTGCCTTGGTTGCTGCTGCCTTTGCTTCGGATTTAAGGACGGTTGACGCTGCTGCCGCTGTTGATGCCGTAGCAACAACCATTTTGAGCGCTTGAGCCTCACAGGCCGCAATGCGCGATGTCCAGCCTTTGCCGAAGGTGACGAACGTCTTGAGAGACTGCACAAAACCGGTGCGCTTGGCGCAAATCTTCTTCACAATGTCTCTGGCATCCGACACACGAGCTTTCGCCAGGGTGTTCGCACCGACTACACCATCCTGTTTGACGCCGAGTGCAGCCTGAAGCCATTTCGCGCCACGCGCCGGCCCCGACATGACGCCGCTATCGAACGTGGCAAGATCGACGCCGAGAGGCAAACTGTCGCCTTGGATCGGTCGCCAGTAGTTTTTCTCGTAGATCGGCTTCACATCATCAAGCGTAAGGTTCTTGATATCAAGATTGGGATACGAATGCGCTGCAATGCCGTATTTCGTACCTTTTAGCGTACCTACACCGACTTTGCCGCCAGTCCAGTTTCCCGGGTCTTTTCGATTGCTGGAATATCCGCCCTCATACTTGAGGGTAAAGGCGAGACAGTTTGCGAAATTGGCTTTCATTGTGCTTCCTCTGGACACAAAAAAACCGCCTCAAGGGCGGTGCTGTTGGTCAGGTTGGTGTGTTCGCTTACGGAGCCAAAAGCTCGGCGGCTCTCGCTTCACCGAATAGCTGCTTCGCCATGCCTTCCAGGAGCGGCCAAAGCTCGTGATCTGAACGAAATGTTGCAGCCGTTTCAAATATCTTTCGCGTGCGAAAAGGTTGCGTAGTCATTGCTTCTGCCACCTGATCGGCTTCCGCTTCCGTCATTCGTTCCCAAAGGGTTACTGCGGGAAGAACAGTCACCATGGGTTCCCGTACAGGTTCAATGAACTCACCAATTGGGCCAAACTCGCCAGAATTAACGCGGTCCCAAATTTCTTGGCCTAAAGGCGTATCGTATCCGTCTGAAACAGCAAAAGGCCATGTCTCCGACATATCTTCTATGATTGCCGAGCCATGCAGTAATTTCTTGTCACGATCAGCCCATGACACGTTCTGAATATCAAGAAGTTTCATTATCCAACCCTTTTAAGCAAAGAGGCCACAGTGCCGCTCATTGCCGCCCCCACAACCATCCATGTTCCAACACCGATACCGCCAGCTTTGGCACTAGCCGCGTTTGAAAAATCAACGTCTGTTCCTGCAACCGTACCGTATGTGCTTACTGTTCCAGCTGTTGATTTTATGCCGAAAAGATATGTTCCAATAGGGTAGGTCGTTCCCATGAGATAAGTCTGAGTTTGAGCTATTCCTTCTTGAATGGCCCAAGCTTGCGCTCTGCTTTCGATGCGTAAAGATATAGCTTGAAAGGCAGTCGAAGACCCCCAAGGCGACCAGACGCTACCGTTTATGTTGCCATCGTTGGAGAGAAAAGCCGCGCCACTGTAGACAACGGAACCTGCACGTGCACGGATATGCCCGTAACCATCAAGGGCAAAGCCTCCCAATCCCAAGTCAACAATAGGCGCGTTTCCAGCTACGCGTCTCAAAAGTACGCCGCCGTCAACCGTGTCAGATACATTTGCGAATAGCCGATAGACGTTTGCGTAAGAAGGTGACGACAGCTGTATTCCGGGTAAATCCTTACGAATAATAACGTCGCCGTTAAGCGTACCGCCGTCCATACCAAACGCGCTTATGTTTGATCGGGCCTGAGCCTGCTGGGGACCAGTAAGGGACTGTGGCCCGTATGATACCGCTGTCGCTCCTGCCACCGTTTGCCAAGCGACATCACCGTCCGTTGCGCTGTTCTTTGTAAGAACCTGACCGGATGATCCACCCGGTGCCTGAATTGCGGTGTCCGCTTTGCTCAATGAGGCTTGAGTTGCAGTTGAAAGAGAGACCGTGCGATTTGCCGACAGATCGCCACCGCCTGAAAGACCAGTGCCAGCGTTGACAGAGCGCGTCGGTTGTACGGCGCTGTCAGCTTTCGCGAGAGAAGCAATTGAAGCAGCATTCAACGCAAAAGATCGGTTCGCGGATAAATCACCACCACCCGATAAGCCCGTACCTGCTGACACTGTACGTGCTGGCTGTACCGCACTGTCGGCTTTGCCTAGGCTTGCCAATGTCATTGCATCAAGGGAAAGCGTGCGATCAGCGGCGAGCGTGCCTCCGCCCGTGATCCCTGTTCCGGCGATAATCTGCCTAGCGGGTTGAACTGCAGTGTTCGCCAGTCCCAATGAAGCAAGCGAAGTAGAACTCAGAGCCAGTGTGACATTGTTCGCGAGCGTGCCTCCGCCTGTAAGACCGTCACCGGCTGAAATTGCTCGTGTTGGCTGCACTGCCGTATCGGCCTTGTTTCCCTGCTGAGTGGTTGCAAAGCGCTGCCCGCCAAGCGTCTCGATGGCCTGTGAAGTGCTCAAAGGCGTCATTGCAGATGCATTATTCAGGCCCTCGCGGGCCTGTGCCTCAGTCGAATAAGGGCGTACCGCGTTTGCAGCATTTTGCAAAGATGTGCGCCGCGTCGATGGGCCATCAATTGCGATATTGTCAATAGGAGCCGGGGTGAGTTCTTCCGGCAGTTCATTAATTCTGAGACGAAGATCAGCCATTACACGCCCGTCCTGATGATAAAGTTCATGATTATGGATGGCTGCACATTCAGGTGAGCTCCGCTACCGCCTGTGTAGTTGGTGAGAATCGGGTGCGTATGGTCAGGAGCTTCACCCGTTTCACCCTCAACATATCCATCCACGTTGTTGCCGGTATGGGCGACACCGAAGCCAAGGCTCGAGCCACCAACTTTTGTAAAAAACCGGGAGTGTTTGTGGCGTCCAGCCGCCAAGGCAGAGCCATCGTGCCTATGCGCAGGAATTTGCGCCTCGGTTAGCACAATTCCTTGTGCGCCCCCTGCTGATCCGAGAACATTTCCGTTAATCCCAGAACCACTGGGCGTAATACGGTTCGCAGCTGGACCGCCCATATCGTCACGACCAACCGGAACACGACCGCGCAAATCTGGTAGGCTAAAGGTCGAACCTCCATCGCCCGCACCATATTTGACGCCAATCGCTGCAAACAGTGCAGCATAGGTGGTTCGTGAAACTGATTGCCCGAAGCAGAGCAGCCAACCTTGTGGTGGCGCATCGCCTGCGAAGGTTTTCACTTCACCAATCGGTACGGCTGCATCGAGCAGCTTTTTGCTCACAGCGTCGCCGGGGTTCTTCGCATCGCCCAGATCAGTGACGAGAAAGCCGCTCATTGAAAGGTTACGAATGGCAGGTGTCGAGCCATCACGCTTCAAGCACTGAGAAAGCGCCTGCGCAACGTCTTCGAAGGGTATGTTGTGCTGTTCGGCCAGCACCTTTTCGCCTGTAGTCGCCTGGTAAATCGGCGGCAGGCTGTATTTGCCGTTGCTATCGAATGGCATGCGTTTCTCCAATAAAAAAGCCGCCCAAATTGGACGGCTTGCGCATCTCGACTTTAAATTGCGACTCGGATCAGATGGCCTCGGGATAAAGGGAGGGATAAATGCCAACGCTGATCACGATTGAAGGGAATGTCCCTGTACTAACAGACAAAGGGCTTCGGCTCGTAGATTGGCTGGAATATGATGGCCGAGCATGGATAGCAGATCTCTGGATTGTTGCATCTGACGGCAAATCGCAAAGACCACTTCGCATAATAGCTCCTCGGTTTGCGCCGGGGTTCGAGCCGATACCGGGGCCGTCAGTTCTCCAGTTTTTTCAAACGATGCAAGTGCCAGAAAGTCTTCTGGAGCAAGGTTTCGTTCCATCGGAATTAGCGCCTCTAATCGAAGTTCGTGAGAACCCGGATATATATGCTGAGCTCCATTACGGAATGCGCGACCTGCATTGAAGCGATCATCAGTGTGCAAAGCATCCATCTGACTTCCCTTTTCTGAAATGTTGAGGCATGTTTGAGCCTGTCTAATGGGGGATTTCATGCGTGTTTTGTCGACAATATCTCTTTGTTTTTTAGCTTCTTTGGCTTTGGCGGATGAGCCAACGTCTGTGAGCTATTACTGCGCCGCCGAGTTTGCTGGCGGCTTACGGTTCGATGAAGCTGCGAAGCGATGGGGATCAACTGAATTCGTACCAAGGGACAAATTCTTACTTAAGGTGACGGATCGCTCTGCCGTTCAAGCGGACGGCCATAAACTGATATCGGTTTCAGTAACGCCATCAGGAAGCTCGAACGGTGCCCCCTGTGTGCAAGATGGTAATTACGAAATGCAACTTTGGCCGCGAGGAATGATACGATGCAATTCTATGCTCACGGACTACGTCTTTAATGTTAAAGACAATCGATTTCTTGCTGCATATTCCTTCGGATTTGTTGACGGAGAAGATGCAGGCGGTAATACTCCTTCAATGACTGGCGGGTATTGCACTAAAATCTAACGGTCACCCTGAGTTTAACCTGCGGTCCATAAATGCACGAAATCGACCACGATCCGAACGAACCGAAGATAGACCGTGACAGCTTTCCTTGGTGGCTGGCCTGGATCGTCGTTTGTGTCGGTTGGTTCGGATTTTGGCATTACGGTCTGATCGAGTGGTATTCAGCAGCACTGGGCCTCGGAACCGGTACGCTGTTAGCAGGCTGGGCCATTGATAAAACCGGCAACCGCATTCCGGAGAGTTGGCGCGGCAAGCGTTAATGGCTTGGCCGCACCGTCAGTTCAAGCGGCGGTCGCTTTTCCTGTCCTAGCACTCGCGGTGTAGCAATAGATCCTTCAGCGTTGATAATGGCGTTAATCAGGGCTCTGCGTCCCGATGTTGCTTTTCCTTGCGCTACGGCACCATCCAGAGCTGCTTTTGCAGCGACGGGATCAGTCTCCATAAGCACTTTTGCCAATCTCTGAATTACCGGCTTCGGAGTTCCTTTGGCTTCTGTGAGAAGTTTCGTGAAAGCCGCAACAGCGGTATCTTTAATGCTTCCACGCATAAGGCCAGAAAAGATTGACGGATCAAAATTCGCCATGTCTGCCATATCAGCGAGATTGTCAGCGGTCTTCGATCCGCCCATAGCCTCGTTTGCAGTGGCAAACATCTTTTGTTCGCGGCCTATGCGTCGAGCCATTTGATCGGCTTTACTTGGAACGGCGAAAGCTGGAAATTCCTTAGCCGTTTTATCTGTGATCAGCATTCGAGCTTTGTTTGTCGTCGGGGATGAAGAAGCCGCTTCAACACGTGCAATCCAAGGATCAGCATAACCGGATCGGAACGCTATACGCTCTCCCGGATGCATTGCCGAAAAGGTATCAATGTTATCCATTGCCCGCATGCGAGCTGATGCAGCGTTCTGGCCTGTTTCGACAGCATCAATAATTTTGCTCTGGCTTTTAAACGTGTCATTTGCGGCCCGATATCCCGGGGAAGCTTGTTCAAGCGCCCTATCGAGTTGATTATTCAACTGACCCAATGCCCGAGCCCGATTTCCCTGTCCTGCACGCTCAGCGACCTTAACAGCATCACTAACGTCCTTCTTGAGTGTAAGAACTCGATTGAAGTCCGTCAGATTTGACGTGTCGTCTGTCATGCGAGCGCGGTATCCAGTCAGCGCCCGCTCAATACTGTCGCCAGCGATATCATCAACAGGTGATACAATCTGCTGAACGCCCGGGCGAATGGTGTCATCAATATGTTGGATAACTGGCGAAACATTTACCGGACCAGCGCTAGCCCGAGCAGCAGCATAATTAGCGTCTGCAAGAGTATCGCGTGCCGCCGTTAAGCCTGCTGTGCGCTGAGCTGCCGTGTCTGCGGCTCCAAAGCCCTCCGAGAGCGCATTAACCAAGCGGTCACCCTGACCGGTCTGGCGGCTAACCAGCTGCTCGAACACTTCCTGTCGCGCATCATTCGGTGTGCGCACAACGGTCGAAAGCATTCTACGCCCCTGATGTCCCATGGCATCTGCCACGTTGAACATGTCCTGACCGTCAGCGCGAGCGCTATCCAACGCCCTAGCAATCCGATCAGATGACGTTCCAGAGCGGGAAAGGGCGGTATTCAAGGCCGCATCCGCATACTTCTGAGGGCGTAGACGCGCCATCAGGGGAGCAACGATTGGCTTAGAAGCTGCCGATACACCGGCGATTGCATATGGTGCGGCTCCGCCTAAAGCTAACCCTAACCCTCCTGACTTTAAAGCACTCACTGCTCGATCATCAAAATTACCTTCTCCGTTGCCGAAACCCTGAGCAGCGCCGAGCAGAGCGCCTTCAAGTGCGGACGCTCCAGCAACCCGGTTTAGGCCCTTGCCCGCATTCATTGCGTTGGCAGTTAGAGATACGCCGCCCTTAGCCAACCCCACACCGGTACCAATGCCGCCGCCGATCATACCACTATAGTAAGCGCCAGGATGATCAGACGCCGCACGCTTTTCAGCCTCTCGCATAACGCCAAGATTATAGTCGTAATCACCGCCAAACGGCACGCTCAGCGCTGCGGTTGCCTCATCCAGCAAACCGAACCCAGCACCTTGACCAGCACCTATACCAATAGCAGCAGCGCGCCCGGTGGGAATGTTGAGATTGATGGGGCTGCCAAGGTCTTCCATCTGGCCGGTCTTTGGATTGAAAACCATACCTTCAGGAGGTTTGCCATAGGTACCATCGTCGTTACGAGGGTCCGGCAATGCTGTTCCACCGCGTGCCAAAGTCGGGCCAACTGTCCCGTCATTCGTGGGTGCTTGCTCCGATCTGATGCGGCGGATTTCATTGGCAAATGCCTTTGCTGCATTGGTGTCGCCAGCAGCATCAGCATTCCTCAATGCCCGCTCAAGTTGATCAATTGATGCCATGTCATCCACCATACTTTTTTAGCAAATCATCAATCGAACCGTCGCCGTTGGAGCCCTTTGTCGCTCCCTTATCGGAAGTGTCGGCACTATAGCGAGGATCTACCTCCGAAGGATCGATGCCCATCTTTTTCAGAGCAGAAAGAGAACTTGGCGTGAGGAACATAGGAGCCTGCTGCCCCATCACGTTCCGATACCGCTGATCGTAAGTATCTGTACGTGCAGCTAGCATGTGAAGGGCGGAAACCACCGCGCCTCTCAACTGTTCTGGCGAGCTGGATGTGCTAATTGCATGCTGCCATTCTTCGACTTCCTTCTGATTGAGGGCGCCAACGCCTTTGAAAGCCTTTGCAAGTTCGTCAGCCACGCCTAGACGATAGGTTTCAAAGCTGCGCTGTGCTGCATCGCCGGTCTGAGTAGAAGCCGCATTCTTGACGGTATTCCAGAGCGGATAATTGCTGTTGCTTAATTTCCCGTGTTCTTCAACCATGCCCGCCATATGTTGAATGGCGAGGTTAGTTGAAGACGCCATTTTAGCCATCTCGCCGGTGGCGTAGTCTTTTCTGGTAGCAACACGCGCACCAGTCTGAGCCATGTCCCACGTGGGATCATAGAGCGATACAAGCTTAGCGAGCTCCTGACGTTCGCCACCGCGCAGTGATGTGACACGACCAATATCAATGCGCCCGTCCGAAATACCCTTCACCTGAGCAGCAAGAGCCGATGGCAACTGTTTCAGGAAAGCTTCTTGGGTGCTCGCATCGGGAACACCCGTTTCAGTCATCGACACTGGTGGAAGGCTATCCAAATTTACAGACGCATTTCCAACCGTCGCGGTTACTGCAGGAGTGGCATTAGTGATAACGCCGTCCTTCCCGATCCGAACAAGCTGGTTGCCTACGACTTTGAAGTTATCGGAAGGATTATCAGTCTCACGGTTCAACTTTGCAATTTGAGCTTGTCGGAGCGGGTCGCGTGCCTGCGCCTGTTCCTCGTACTGCTGCTGAAAGAGCCAGTTATCCCGAGCCGCCTGCGTTGTTCTGGCTTCCTTGCTCTGGTCCATCTGGTTTCGGATTGCCATACCGATCACACTGCGCTGCGTGTCGTTGAGCCAAGGATCAGAAGCCGCCTCTAGAAGTTGCTGCATGTTGGCGCTTCGCTGAGGCTGATTTCCTGTAGCAGCAAAACTTCCCATCGTGGGAACGCTTGCCTGAGGCGCAGGAGGGAAGTATCCCGACACATTCGCGGACTGTTGCGGGGCTTGTCCATTTGGTGCGAGTGCACCGCCGAACATTGCATCATTCTGGCGCAGCAATTCTTGCGACGGACCGCTTTGCAATGGCTGCGCAGACGGCTGGCCCTGTATGGCTTCAATTGCTCCTGTCGGCGTCTGATCAACCGCTCCCGCATTCCACCGATCATTAAAGTTACTCTGCACTGGCGAAGTGTTGTTCAATGACGCACCTACGCCATTGTAAGGCATTGGCGGATTACCGGCTCGTTGCGCACCTTCGTCAACATAACGCATACCTTTGCCATCATAGGTCAGTTCAGGTCCGCCAAATGTTGCACCAGCAGACGGCGTAACCTCTGGGCCGGTCGCCTGACGTGCGAATGCAAGGTCAGCGGGCGACACGTCTGCACCGGGAGCAAACAGGCCGTCAGGATCGACGCTAGGAGAAACCGCTTGAATGGCCTGCTGTGGCGTGTTTGGGCGTGTTGCAGCTGTCGTGGTCGGGTCAATGGCTTCAGTGCCGCCACCGAGCAAAGCAAGCGCCTTCTGACGATGCCCGGCCATCTGGTTTTCCCATTTGTCCCGCACATCACCGGGAGCGCCGCCATTGTTTGCGTCAGATGCAGAATACCGGCCCGGGGAACCCGCATTGATGGTCGAATAAAGGTCAAGGCCGCTCATACCTGGCTTATAGCCGGATGCACGGAAATAGTTTGCCACAGCACCATTCGCGCCAAGCTGGGAAGCAAGCGGATTATTCCAGTCAACGCCGAATTTCTGCGCCTGCGGTTCGCCAAACTGGATCAATCCACGGTGCTGACCATGCTGTGTTGTCGGACCCTTCTTAAGGGGATCAAACGTGCCACCGGTTTCATAAGAAATAGCCGTTGCAAGATCCACCGGATCGGCACCAATCGCATGCGCAGTCTCAATAATCCCGTCGCGCAAAGCGTTCCCATTGGGCGAGTATGAGTTGTTGCTAGGAGAATATGCTGCGGTACCTGTAGCGCTGCTGCTCGTTGGCGATGATCCAGCTGCTACAGCCGAAGGATATGCAGCACCGCCCATCAAGCTTGCTAGGTCGAGATTAGCAAATTTCTTTGCCGCGCCCTCTATTCCTGCTTTCTCAGATGCGTCAGCTCGACCCTTACGAATATTGCCAACAAGTGCATTAGCCATACGGGCAGCGCCTTGTGTCCAATGACCCACCGGCGATGTATCAACACCGGATGCAATCATTGCCTGTGCAAGCTTGCGTTCGCGTTCCAACTGCTCAGGCGTCTTTTTGGTTCCGCCATCGCCCCAGACAAAGAAATCCTGCAAAGCCATTAGTATAGCCCCCTTGGACCCAGACCGAATAAGCTGGCGAGCTTGATCTTGCTGGCCTGTGTGGTGTTGTTTACTGCTTCGTTTGCCATCATTGAAAACCCTTGCATGGGGTCACGGATTGGCTGCTGAGTTGGCGCGGCGACGGTGCCGATAACCTGTTGAGGCTGTGGCGCCTCGCGCAGTCGAGAGAAAGGCTGCGGATTGGTAAAAATCATTACCTCACCTTTCCATAATCAACCATGCGGAAGCCGCTCGGGTGCTTAGCAACCGCCTCTGGCTGCTTTTTCTCAACGTCCTGAGCCATGACACCCATCTGAGTAGGGCCGCCGTCCTTATACCGATAGGTATAAATTGGCGTGCCTTCGTCCGTTTTACCCACACGCTCGATATCGGTTTTCAGACGCTTGTCAGAGAAGCTGAACATTCCCATTGCGGCTGAACCCAGCCCGAACAAACCACCCATCTTCGATTGATAGTTCGCCATGTCGGCCTGATACTTCTGGTTGACCAGACCCGTGTAATCGACGCCGCCGACGCTTGATTGTGGTGTTGCGCCTGACATTTGTGCAGGGTTCTGGATTTGCGAACCGCTCATCAGTCCAATGATTTCGTTTAGAGGCTGGTTTCGCTGCGCTAATGCTTCGCTGAAAGCCGACTGACGCCCGTTCAACATAAGCTGGTTGTATGCATCGTTCTTAGACTGCGTCATGCGTGACATTTCGGAGTTCCAAGCGTCAGAACCTTCCTGAATGCCTTTGTTTTTGAGCGTAGTGCGCAGTTTTTCTTCGTCCTGTGCAAAACGAGGATCAAGGCGCTGCGCCCCAAGGTCATAGGCCCAATTGGCAGCATCCTGATTGTTGAACTCAAATGGCTTGTTGAGCAGGTCACGGATTTTCGATGACTGATCGACGGCTATCCCAGCAAGATTTCCCTGCGCTGCCTGCGTCTGATTGAAAATAGACTGCTGTTCAGGACTGAGGGTCGTAGTCTGGGTAAAGGTCGGAGTTTCAACCCACTTGCCGCTCATTTCATCGAAATGCTTCCGTGTTCCGGTCTGGTCATAGCTGATGCTGCCCCATGGGTTGTTCTGGTTCACCATGTTCAGCTCTTGCTGCGTGATCGCAGTCGAGCGGTTGGCAGCTGCCTGTGCGCTTGCTGTTTCCTTCGGATCTGGTGCCTCTGGCTGTTTCTTGCCCATTTTATCTACCTGTCGATTGATGCTTTGAAAAAGCGACCGTTGCGCCAATCGTCATCGGTCAAAGTGAAAATGAACTCGCCCTCATCGCGACCGCGAAGGCGGGGAATGAAGGTCTCGGAAAATCCGTAGGCTCTGGCGATACGGATCATGTTTTGATTGCGATCTGATACCCGCATGACGACAAGCTGATTTTTAAAGCCGTCAAAGACGAGAGACATGATCTGCTGAAGTGTGCGCCGGTTAAGCCATCGTTTCGAACTTGAGCCCGCCGTCATTTCCATGACGCCGCTTTCCGGATGCCAGTTGTGAAAGAGAACTCCCGCGATGAGCTCACCGTCTTCGAAGAACCCCATGGCCGCGTATTTATCGAGAGCATAGGGATCGTCGAAAACGATCTTGCAGACAAATTCTCCAATTATTGAATGTGAACCGCGTACCGGCTGCCAGCCAAAAAGCGCAGTTTCAATCATGCTGGCACGTCCGTCATTTCGAAAGTTAGATCGGTGCTCATGATTTCAGCATCAAGCGGAACGATATATCCGCTTGTGACCTGACAAGATGGTCCTAAGACATATCCGCCGCCGCCTATCGCCTGCCATTCGTTGTTCAGGATGGCTTGTGATGCCGCTCCCCATGTGCTGGCACCCCAGATGGCCGTTCCCCATTCCTGAGTAGATGTGACTGCAGTAGAGTTGGGTGCAGGTGGAAGTTCCTTGTCGTATTCAGCGTGCAGCTTAACCTCCATGTTGAGTTGAGCGGAGGCCCGGATTGTAAACCGGACAAGCTTTGCAAGCTTCATGAGTGCAGGCTGTCCATAGTCCTCAAAAAGAGGCAGATAAGCCGCCGTGTAGGTATTGCCCTTGTCACTCCCGCCAATATTCGCCTTGATGACTTCACCTTCCAAAGAGCCGAAATATAGCTGGCCTTGAAACACTTCCATGCAGTTCGAAGTCCAACCGGTGAAGCGGCACCACTTGCCCGTCAATGCATTGGCAACAAACATGACAGGGGATGAACCGTTCAAATGGGGCGGGGTGACAATTACCATTTGGCGCTCAGCCCAGAGCATTGCATGCCATCCAGCATTACCGCGAAGCAGACATGCTTCATTCCATGCGTCTTCAATTGGATAGGAGACCGTTGCAGGGGATAATGCGGCAACGTCACGCTGAATAGCCTGTGACAAAGGCACAAAGCCGGTTGTCGTAGCGATAATGATGTCACCACCCGCCCGGATACACGCATTCTTTCCCAGAGGCTTGCCGATCCGATAAACGCCTACCTTGCTCCAGTCATTCGCATCGCTCGGGTTAGCACCTTGAAAGACCGCAACTTCGCCCTCTGTGCTGACAAAAACGCATTGTTCCGAAAGTCCGCCAGACGAGCCACTGTCAAGAGACCAGAAGGCTCCAAACAATAGCGAGCCGCCTTCGTTGAAGATACCACCGAGCGGGAATTTCTTCAGTTCACCGCCGATTTGATCAACCGGCAGATACCAGGCATTCAGACTATCGCCCTCAACAAAGAACAGGCGGTTCTTGTAAGCCCAGACGAAAGACATGTCCTCAGGTGTCACAACGGTTTCTGTTGCTGGCATGGTGAGCGCCGGATCGGAGGAAAAAGCATTCCCGTCATAGACGAATGGCTTATCTTCGCCATTTACCCCGCGAAGGAATATGCCGCCGCCTGCGGTAGCAAACTGCACGACTGACCAGTCACCATTCTTCTGATTGTTTAGAACATCCAGACCTTTAGTCGAAAGCTCTCCCAAAAGGTCGTTTTGATCGGTTTTGATATCGTCATCGGTGCTGGTGCCGATACGCCAACTGTAAGGGCTTTGCACAAGCGTGATATCGAAAACCTGAGTGTCTGTTGCACCAAATAGGCGCTGATTTCCTCCACTCACGTATTTGAAAAGAGACCGGACGGACTGCGATCCATCTCCAAGAGTGGCATGCAATTCACTCCCACGCCGCATGATGACGGTGCTGGCATAGGGAAAGAAATTGTCGAGAATAGCCGCAGCTTGCGGCAATCCCGGTGCTTGAGCCTGGGCAACGTTTCTATTAGCCACCCATCCGCCGATTGGGGAAGTGTAGCGCTTCGGCTGAGACATGCGCGGCTTGCGCGGAGAACGAGGCCACCTCATCCGAGCTCACCCCAATATGGCAATGACGCATTACCGCGCCTGCGCGAACCGCCCTCTACGAAAACCCGCGCCCCCTTGTCTTCGCCTGCGAGTTCATTGAAGCGCTTTTCAAACAAAGCCTGATCGTCGGTATAGTCGATGCGCTTTTGCTGGCGATAGCGCCAAACAAGTCCGAGCGTAAGCAGTTCCTCATCCAGCAGGAAGCTATCGTTATCCTTTTCAAAGCTTCCCTTTGGAACGCCGTTCTCATCAGTTGCAAACTGATTTCCTTGGTAGAAAAACTTAATCTCTTGCCCGAGGGAAGGCTTTGGCATGATATGGATCTGTCCGCCGAACGTGATCCAGCGCCCAAGAGAACAGACGCCATAAGGCATTTGCAGCATCAGCCATTCATCGGGATCAACACAAGGTTGATAACCGTAGAGGGGAGCGGTTGCAGATCGCAGGCTAGAGCCTTTCTGCATTCTGTCGTAGTCGGTTGGAAGGCTATAGCCCTCACTAGTGCCGTCACCAGTCAACGTGCATAGTTTCGTCAGGACGCGCCAATCGTGGGATTTAATAATATCCTTTGCCACAGCATTAACGAGTTCTGTCAGATCGCCCTCAAGTGGTTTGGTTGAGGAAAAAAAGACAGTCGGGCGCACACCCATGATGCGGGATGCAGCGCTTGTCAGCGCGTCCTTGACGGTCATTGATTAACCCTCGTCGGCCAGATCGAGCTCGCGAGCCATGGCGAGCAGGGTTTCGCGCTTCGGAGTGCCGCGCACACCTTCGCCGGACTTATCCTTAATGTAGGCTTTCAGTTCTTCATCCGGCATGAGGTCGAAAATGTCTTCTTCGTCCTCTGTGTCGTCGGGCGCTGGCTTTTCCTGTTCGGGTTCAGTGGTGTCGTCAGGTTCTACAGCTGCAACTCCAGCGCGATCCGCCTTCAGTTCGGCAATCTGCTGCCGGAGAAATGCGTTTTCTTCAGCCAGAGCAACCGAGCCGGCGCTTTTCGTCGCTGTTTCGATAAACGCCTGAGCCTGATCCTTAAGAGCACGGCCCCCGTGGCCGAGGTTCTTGAGGTTCTGACCATCAAGGCCCGCCAGCTGTTCAGCGGTGTAGATTTTGAGCGCCTTCAGTTCCATACGCTTTGCTTCGGTCAGGAACGGCAGTTCGGAAAGTGGCGTGCCGTCAGCGACCTGAGCGCGACCTTCCTTGAAGCGCAGATACTGGTCATTGTATTTCAGCGCATAGGTGAGCTTCTGCTGATTGCCGTACTCATCTTCACCCCATCCAGCGAACGAGTGCGCGGGGAAAACCGGCTTGTGCTGCTTGTCGCCCGGGAAATGGAGCTCGCAAACTTCGATATCGCTGTAGATCGGTCGGCCCGCCTTTTTTGAAGCTGCCGGATCAAGCTGCGCGATGCTCTTGAAAACTGGTGTTTCTTTCAGTGACATGACTGTTCTTTCTGTCTGAGAGATCGGAAATGAAAAGGGCGGGTTTCCCCGCCCTCTCAGTAATCAGAGTGCCGACCGCTTGGCGTGGAAGGCTTCGCCGCTCTTGACGGCGACCGGAACAGTGAAACCGCCCTCGCCAGCCGTGGCGACGAAGGTTGTTCCATTGATCTGCACTTCGGCATCCTTAGCGAGGTCAGCACCCGCCTTTACATGGATGTAATCATGACCATCGGAGCCCACGACCTTCGTGCCAAGCGCATAGCTTGGCGTTCCGGACGAATTCAGATCCCAATAGTATTTGGTTGCATGCTGCTCGACATCAGGGCCGAGTGTCGGAGTAATCCGGTAGGACATTGCCTTGACCTTTCTCGAAAAGAAAAAGGGCGGAGAGAACCGCCCTTAGTTTGCCGGGTTGCTGTCGAACAGACGCCACGAGAACAACGGATTGTTGTTCGTGAGCTCGCCCATGAAGCCGATGAACTGCGCAATTGCGTCCTGATTGATCGGCATAAGGCCGTCACCTGGAAACAGCTTGTCGAAGTTGCGGTTCGGGTTGTACCGGAAGCGCATGCTATCGGTATCAAGTCCATAGGTGGTATTGGCTGGCATGTTGGAGCCGATACCACCATCAAGGACGATTTCAGCACGCTTGCCGCCGCCGATATATTCCAGAGACGAGAAGCCAAGCTTTGCAAGCCCGCCTTCCTTGGCAATACGCTGGATAGCCGTGGTTGCGGCGTCGTATGCCTCGTAATGCTCTGGTGACATGAGGAGCAGATCAGCATGGCGCTTGCCGCGAGAGCGCTGCGTCATGATGCGATTGAGGAAAGGACGAATGGTATCCTTGTCCACTTGCGTACCGATATCAGTGAATGCCGTCTGGGCATCGAACGCACTGGTACGCCACTTGGCGACCTCTGCACGGTTGATACCGCCATACGTGCCCTGATCCGGCAGGATCGGAATAGCCGCATTCAGGCCAGTAACCGCCTTGCCGCCATTCGCGGAGCCGTCGCCATGCAGCGCGGCGTCCATCATGTCGGTCATGGAGCCTTCAGCCACCTCCAGATAGCTTTCCATCGTATCGAGAAGCTGGTTTTCACCCTCGTTATTCAGGATTTCCTCACTGGAAAGGGTGATCGGCACAGCAGCCATCTTCGGCGTGAAGTAAGCATCATTGAAAAGTTCAATGGGCTTGTTCGCCAAGATATCAAAGCCGTTGTACCACTGGCCATCCATCTTATCGATTTGAAGGCGTTCGCGGATGCGCGGGCCGGAATACGGCTTCCAGAGGCCTTTGCGCTTGAGCACGGCAAAGAATGCGTTGCTGTTCGAAACGAGGTCCTGATAGCCCTGCGAGCGGTCCTCAAGAGCCATCGAAAGAACCTGACGGTAATGGTCGATTTGTGTAACCGGAGCCATGGTAGGTTTTTCCTTTATTTGACTTTGCGCAGCGCTTTTTGAAGCGCCTCACGCGGTGAGTTTGAGGGCTTTCCTGCCGTGCGAGGGTCTGAGCCTGCCGTTGGTGCGCCTGATATGGATTTTTGCCCTGCCGGGTTGGCTGGGCTTGGTTCTGCGCGGGTTTGAGCCGCTGGGGTTTCCGTTGCCTGTGTGAGAGGCGTCGAAGAAGGGTTCATGCGGTCTGCGAGCTCGTAAGCTTCATGCAGGGTCGCAACGCGCTTGCTCTCAAGGAGAAGCGCAATATCGTCGGCCAGTTCGCCCACTCGGGGGTGATCCTTGGCGAATTCCTGAATAAGCGCATGTGTTTCGCGCAGCCGGTTTTCCTGCATCGACTGCTCGAAAGCCGCTGACCGGTTGGTCAAAGCCGCAATCTGCTCGCTCATCTGGCGAATGACGCTATCCTGACGGGATGCAACACGATCAGCAGGCATATTGACGTAATGCGCAGCCAGATCGCGGAACGTGACCGGCGATCCGTCCTGATTGGTCCATCGCTTATGCGCTGCAACATTCGCCACGATCTGCTCAAGGGCCGCGTAGGGGTCCTGATGCAGCATGCGCTCGATACCGGTATAGTTTGCCAGAGCATCCTTGACCGTTGTGCCATACTGCGTAGCCATGTCGTCATATTCGCGAATGGCTTCATATTTCTCATGGCTCTGCCGGTATTTGGTCAGGCCGTTCTCAAGCTCTGAAATGCTGCGATGCAC